TTAAATCTCCAGATAGTAGAAAGTTTGGATTAAGCCCAATACCAGATAAAGTTTATAACATACACTTTTATGCTTTTAATAGACCAACAGCATTAAGTGCACATGGAGATGAAATAGTTTTTCCAGAACAATACAGTAATGTAATTACATCTAGAGTTAGATACTATGTGTGGCAATTTAAAGAAAGTCCACAACAAGCTGCTTTTGCTTTAGAAGATTATAAAAAATCATTAAAATATATGAAGTCTAATTTAATTAATCCTACCCCAAGAGCTATGGTAGATGACAGACTTTATTATTAATTTATGTCTCGTTCACAACCATATACAGTAGCATGTGCCGGAGGTTTAGTTACTTCTTCAAATGCTATTGATTTACTTAAAACTCCCGGTGTAGCAACTGAGTTAAAAAACTTTGAAGTTTCTACTAAAGGTGGTTATAGAAGAATTAATGGGTTTACTAAATTTGGTGGTGCTAGTGCAGTACAACCTACAGGAAGCTCAACAAATATTTTAGGTGCGATACCTTATGCAGACGGTGTAGTTGTTTGTGCTGGTACAAGTATTTATTTTAGTCAAACTGGTACAAGTTGGTTAGAAATAAATAGAGCTAGTGTATCTGGTAGTGGCGATAATTATACAGCTTTTACAGGTCGTAGTGTTGCTGCTAGAACTGGACAAGGGCAATGCCAATTTGCTTTATTTGAAAGTGCAACATCAGATTATGGTAAGTTAATTATTTCTGACGGAGCTAACGAACCTTTCTTTTTTGAAATGACAGGCACGGGTGCAAACATAAATACTAGAACTTTTTTTGCAGGTGAAATAACAGTAACAGGTACAAAGTCAGTTGAATATGTAACAGTACATGATAAACATTTAATAGCTGCTGGAGTTGAAGATAATTTAAATACTATTTTTTATAGTGGCACTTTAGACCCAACAGACTTTACTAGCACTGGTTCTGGTTCGATTGCTTTAGAAGACCAAATAAAAGGTATTAAAAGTTTCCGTAACGAATTAATTACAGAATATAAATAATTCTAGTACGATAGCTGTAGTTCCAGTAACTAAAAACGTAGGTTGTTTAAGTGGACATAGTGTTCAAGAAATTGGTGGTGATTTAATATTTTTAGCACCAGATGGATTAAGAACAGTAGCTGGTACAGCAAGAATTGGAGATATTGAGTTAGGTACTGTTAGTAGTGCAATACAAAATATTTTAAGTGATTTAGCAGAAAATATAAATATTTACACAATTAACAGTGTAGTGCTTAGAGAAAAATCACAGTATAGATTATTTTATACAAATACTTCTGCTGTTGATACTACTCAAAGAGGAATTATTGGCACATTAAGACCTAATGGTTTTCAGTGGTCAGAGACTAGAGGATTAGAAGTTACAGCTATTGGTTCTGGTTTTGATAATGATGGTGTAGAAAAATATTATCATGGAGATACTAATGGTAATGTTTATGAACATGACACTGGTAATGATTTTAATGGTGCAGATATTTTAGCTAGATATACTACACCTAATTATGATTATGGTGATTTAGGAACTTTAAAAACTTTACACTATCTTAGAGTTTCTATGAAAACAGAAGGAATAGTAGAACCTGATGTACAAGTAAAATTTGATTTTAATAGTATAGATATACCACAGCCTACAGGTTTATTTGATTTAGGAGTTATAAATCCACCTTCTTTATTTGGTGAAGCAGTATTTAATACAAATACTTTTGCTGGACAAAATAATCCAATGATAAGAGTTCCTTTACAAGGCAGTGGAACAAGTAATAATTTTT